ACCATACGGAGATCGCAGACGCGGCCAATATGTCGCGGTTTTCACCAAGAAAGCCCAGAACGACTACAAGGGAATACTCAACGGCGGCCGGTGCATTGCCTTCGAGGCCAAACATACAGACGCCGACAAGATCGAAGCCTCTGCCGTGAGCGATCGGCAGGCTGAGCTGCTGGAGAACTACGAGAAAATGGGCGCGAGCTGCTTCGCGCTCGTGAGCTTCAAGTTTGAGCAGTTCTACCGCATACCGTGGAGCGTCTGGCGAGATATGAAGGACATATACGGCCACAAGCACTTGAAACGCAGCGAGATCCAAGACTATGAGATCGGCCTCAATCATCTGGGTACGCTGGAATTTTTGAAAAAGACAAAGGGAGGAACGCACAATGCTGACACGCGCGCTTAATGATTTGAAAAACCCAAAGAGTAAAACCGGATCGCTCCAGATTATTGCGACATTCACCGGGACAACCGGATCAATGGGATTTGTCACCGGCCAGCGTTACGAACTGATCGTGAGATATATCCGCAGCCGTGGACGCTTCGAGGTGAAAACCAGAGACGGCCAGCTCTTTTGCCCTTATCAGAGCACGGAGGCCTTCGCGAAGAACTGGAGCGCCTCAGCTATCCAGAAAGGAGCCTAGATGATCGAGAACTACACCAGACTATCCTCGAGAATGTTCACAGCAACGGTAGTCGGAAAGGATAAGAACGGGAGAAAAATCACAGAAGGCAGGGAAACGTACAAAACGCCCAGCGGAGTATATGAGATCGAGGACTGGGCTCGGCTCGTTGAAAAAGCAGCCGAAGCCGACGGCCTGCTCCCGTTGCTGGAACAAATAAAACGCCATGTAAAGGAATACGCATGGATGAAAAACGCCAGCGACATAAATGTGCTGATTTTAGCGGCTGAGTGCCTGACCGGGCGAGCCTATGAGCACTGGGAAGGCTTTGTTATTCCAATGAATACGCAGGCAGACGAAACGGGACAACTAACATTTTGCTTTTAGAAAGGAGCCTAAATGAAAGCAATAACAATATGGCAGCCGTGGGCCGAATTTATAGCCGCCGGCGTAAAACATAACGAGACAAGAAGCTGGGCCACAAAATACAGAGGACCGATTGCGATCCATGCAGCAGTCAAGCCAATACGCCAAGTCGTACCGCTTCTGTCAGAAAAAGCCTTCGGGCTCATGGTTGAGAAGCTGGAAAAAGCAAGCATGGCAAACGGTGAGCTCCTGACATATTTCAATTACGGAGAAATAATTGCAACGGCTGAGCTTGTGGCGTGCCACCTCATAACGGAAGAATACCTCTCTACTCTGCCTGACACCGAAAAGGCTCTCGGAGATTATTCTCTCGGCCGTTACGCATGGGAGCTGAGAAACATAAAAGAACTGCCGGAGCCCATAAAAGCCAAAGGCCAGCAGGGGCTCTGGAACTGGGAGGCATAACATGAACATAACAATAAAACCGTGGAAACCCGGAGACGGCGGGCTTATATGCCTTCCGCTCCGCTCCAATATACCAGACGCAAGCAAGCACCCAGACTGGCGCCTTGTCACATGCCCGAGCTGCGGCCGGGAGTGCTGGGAGCCAGAGCTTGCGCGTCAAGTAAAGGCAGCGGGAGCCGCTGGAGTTTGTACCGAGTGCGCTCTCAGGGCCGCAAACACACCGGGAGGAGGTGAAAAGAAGAAATGACCGCAGCAGAAATCACGCTCGGCGCCGTCGTGTGTGCATTATGGGCCGTTTTCCTGATTTTGTCAGCAATCGGAACCGTAGTAACCCACAAAGACGCCAAAAAGAAAGCCGCAGAGCTCCACATGGTAGCTTATGCGACCTATCAGCTCAGCCTTCGCATTGACGAGCTGAACAATTCCAAGACCAAGAAGGAGGATCCAGAAAATGAAGAAAACAAGCGTACAGAGTAACATCAACCTCGAAACTCTCGCCGGCGGTGCTTTTGCTGAAAAGCTCAACGAGGCACTCATGCAGGTGGCCGAGAACATTCAGAACCCGAACACAGAGGCAACCACCAAGAGACAGATCCAGATCACACTCAAATTTGCACCGAACAAAACGAGACAGCTCGTAAGCACCCAGATCGCCGTCACGACCAAGCTCGCAGCAACCGAAGCAATCGACACCCAAATGATTATGGGCGTGAATATGAGAACCGGCCAGATTGAGATCGCAGAATATGACGGCCAGATCCGCGGCCAAATGTCATTTAACGACCTGCAGGCTCAGGAGCAGCCAGCAGAACCGGCTCAGGCTACCGCTCCCGCTGCTAATGCGGCACAGCCGGCAGCAGGCGCAACAGAACAGCAGCCAGCACCAACCGGCAAACCTCTGGACCTGAAAAACAGAAATAAAAAGCCGGCAGAGGTTCCGACCAATCAGGCGCAGGAAAAGGCAGAAGCGGCAGCAGGCGAACTCGTACCGGGCAGAGACTTCGATCCTGAGACGGGCGAGGTATTTGAGAACGGTCGCCCGCCGGTCGACCAGCCGACAACCACAGAACAGCCGAAAAACAACCAGCACAAAGTCATTACAATGGGCCAAAAGGCAGTAAACGCATAAGGAGGACGAAACAATGGAAGGAATAAAGGAAGCTATCGCATTTATCACAGGACTGGCAGTAAAAGCCGAGGATCCGAAAACCGTCAACATTAACGGCAAGACATACTGCACGAAGGATCTCGTAAGATACGACGCACCGGAAAAGGCGGCGCCTATCTCCGCAACCACTCTCACCTCACTGGTGGACTACATCAAAGAAAACCGCGAAGAATTGCGCGATCGTATGATTATTCAGGTAGTGAACGAAACAAAGGTGCTTTTGTACTCTGGCCTGCTTGCTGAGCGCGA